GCTGCTCCACATAAACCGTAAAATGTTGGATAATCTAACCGATAATCATAATTCATACCATTGGAAGCAATCTTTACACGAGTGTTCTTAAATTCACCATCATCGAGTTTACGAACCAGCATACCAGGCATAGAACGAACAATTCCTTCTGCCAAATACTTAGTAAGATCCTTAAATGATGGTGAATTTGGAACCCACACAACGCGTACGTCTACTCCAGGTATAGAGTAAGAATAAGTACGCGACAGACGAGCTTTCCAAGCCCCTCTCGTAAACTCATCACCATAACGAACAAACGTACCAATCAACTCTTCCTTAACCCTCTTCCCAGGAATAGCATCCAACATATGTCCCGGAATAAGAGCCAAATTAGATTTAATAAAAAGTGCATTCATTTCCGAACCACCTTCAGTTCGTACGTGACAAATGTTCGATTCAACTAGTTTCGTCAATTGTTCTTCAGAAATTGTAGAAGACTCATGAGAAACTGGTAGCGGTTCTATACGAACTTTAGCCCAATCAGATTCCTCTAAATCACGTTCACCGACGTCCTGCTGATTTGCTGGAGCCAAATTACCTTGTTTATCATAACGGCGTGCTGCGCGCCAAGCACTACACAAGGTATACAAGGTTCCAATAAAAACACCTCCTAAGAGGCATTTTTGCAAACGCGATCGTTCTTGATTTCTTAAAATCTGGTATAAATTCGGCAAGCAAATTGCAGCTTGCATTACTTCCTCCAATTCATAACAAACACGGTCATAAAGAGCAATAACGCAATAAACCCACATCACCCATAAAAGCAAACTCCAATTTGACAATGTACCAACCAATGCAACAATTGTCATAATAACAAAACTTATAAATGGAAGACGCAGAGTCGCAAATAACTGATGTCGTTGACGAAAAAGGCCAAAATACTGCCAGGCGGTAAAAGCACGCAAACGCTGAAAATAAATATATTGCAATCCACCATCATGCAAATTGCGAGCACGTTCAATACAATCAGGAACAATATCACTCAACGCCTGATTGTCCATGCATTTACAATCCTTTCCAAGGTTATAGCACATCTTACAAATGTCGAGCGTTTCAAATAACGAATTAGAAGTCTTAACAAGTCTCTTCTGATTCGCCTGATGTTCCGCAAACTTAGTGTTAACGAAACGAATCAAAGTGAAAATATC